ATCGAAGTCACCATCCATAGATGTTGTCATAGCAGTACGCTCAAAATGCTTCATGCCATTCGGAATATCAGTAGTGATAAAGAACGCATCTGCATCAGTCAGATAATGGTTAACCGTATAACCGCCCGGAATAGAACCGTTTGAGTTAATTGCGTTAAGATCATTATCGGCTGTACCCACACGATTTACGGTTTCCAGTAAACGTGTTGCCACAAACATAAGACCTGTAGGAATGATGAGCTTGCGAGGGCGCGCAGCGATAAGAAGACCACGTTCATCAACGTAACCCGCAATATCAATTACTGCTTGCTCAAGCGAAGTTTCATTCAGGTCAGCATTTACCGCAGGACGGTTGCCGTTTGTAGCACCTGACACTGTGGGGTGTGCAGTGTTGAACAGTGTGACGCCATCACCTGAGTTAAAGGTGGCGAAGCCTGTGTTCAGCAAGTCCGCTGCCTTAACCTGCTTGGTATAAGCCATAGCGCGAGCTAGTGCTTTGGTATAGCGGGTGGACAGTGAATCATACAGGTTATCTTCCATCGCTTCTTCAGTGATAGAGAAACCCATAGCCACAGTTTCATGGTTGTAACGGGCAGTAAATGATTCCTGCGCGTTATCATACGAGATAGCAGAACCTTCGTTTTTGACGGGTGCAGCGCCAAAACCTGAAAGTTTTACTTCCTCTTCAAAACTACGCTCCGAAGACTCGGTTTCGTAGATGGCTTCATGTTCGTTATCGTACTTGTTGTACTCTAAACCAAACAAGGCGTTGAGGCCCGGAAGAAGCTCTTTTAGCGCCTGTGCGCGAGAAATAGCCATTGATTATCTCCTTACAGGCCAAGACCAGCGGTGTACGCATGTGACGAAGGATTGAATTTAACAATCACATCGGTAAATGCGTCACCTACGGCTGATCCGGGTGCGTCTACAAAATCTACAATCTTAAAGGCGATTGTGGCGGTGACAGCAGCAGTAGCTACATCCAGAGAGATTCTAGAATTGCCGTTGGCTGTGTCAGGTGCGGTCTGATTAACAGCGCAGTTGCTGTGCATCAAAGTCTGCGCTACAGCGGCATCCGCTTGGATTTGGAACAACGCGTTAGGGTCATCACAAATATAAGCAGTTGCGTCAGTAGCAACTTGACCTGCAGGCCACTGATTGTTCTGAGTAAACCCACGAACAGTATCAGTGTATGAACAGCCAAGAAAGACGCCGATAGTCCCAGCAGGGAATGCAGCGGCGTTTGTACCAACCTCAGTGACTTTTGTGATGGTGCCATTCGCGGCTACCTGCACAATGTCGCCGTTGGCGATAGCGGTGTTGAACCCAGAAGTAATAGGTAATTGGCGAGTTGATCCCGCAAAGGGACGCCCACCAATCGCATTAATAGGGCGCAAACCGTATGGAGTAGATGTAAGAGCCATTTAAGCCTCTCCTCTATTACGATTTCACATACAGTAAATAGTTAACTACTTACCAAACGAGGTACGAGTAGACCGTTCAGGAGCCATAACGGGCATACGGGGATCAGATTCCCGCATGAAGTTCCTATCCACAGCGTCGGACTGATGTTGTGCAGTCTCCAACTGACCGTCGATTCGATCTTCTTGCAATTCTGTAGGTATTGCACATAGCAATAACCCACCGACTTCGACATTATCCTTAAAGCGCGAGTCAATATCGGACATGATCTTTAGTTCGGGGTAGTCTTCTGCTTTACAAGCTACATACCCTTCACGAAAGCGTTGAGAAACATTGGTCATATCACCGTTACCCAAGGTAGCTGTGCGAATCCAACGAAACGACAAGCCGTCACGCGGTTCGGGGGTTGGCAACATAGATGCGCGCTTCCACGGTTTCCTACGTTCACCTGTTTCACGGGTGTCTAAAGAGCGAGGTTTGCGATCAGCCATTGTTTAATTCCTTCAGCTTTTGCGCCGCGTAATCTTTAAGTGGTACTCCAAGTCGCTTGGCGATAGCGGCCTCAGAGGAGGTCAGTTTAATCGTTGTGCGTGATGTAGCAGTATTTCTACCACTTGGGGCCACCACGGAGCCAGCTTGACGTTGCGGTTTTCTGTCCTCGGTAACATCGTCAAACCTGTCTGGATAACGCTGCCGCATGGCACCATCAATTCGACTATAGTATGTATCAGAAGAAGAATCAACTCCTTCCTCTACTAGCTCCTGATGCACAAGCATAGCGTACCGCTCCATAGCCTTATCCTCGGTAAACCAAGGATTTTTAGCTACCCACTCTTGCGCCTTCTTATCAGGTTCAGGTGCGCGAGGTCTTGCTGCAGGTGCCTGCTGTTGCTGCGGAGCTTCGGGTGATCTAGGCTTCCAGTTTTCAATACGGTCAGCTTCGGTCTGTAGTTTTACCATAGCTGACTGAGCTTCAACTACCGCATCAGAGTCACCAGCATCATACGCTTGTTTGTAAGCGGCTTTTGCTTGAGTAAGTTCAGAACTGTTACGTGCTTTCGCCTGTGTGATTAGGACGCCTTCACCCTCAGACAGGTTTTTGCGTAGGTTGTCAGCCTCACTCTTAGCACTTTGCGCGTACTGTATAGCCGCTTCACGTTCTCGTTCTGCTTCTTCTTTACGCCTGCGTTCTTCGTGATACTCAAACTTTAGCTTCTTAATCCGCTTCTGAACAGACTCACTGTGTTGTTGTAAGTCATCGTCTTCAGGGATATCAGCTTCTTCGCCTTTGGCTCGGCGTGGTCGGCCTTTGTCCTCTTCAGGAGTATCGTCTTCAACCTCTACAACAATGTCTTCGGATGAATCCATGTTGACTTCTACGGTGCCTGTATCTTCTACAGCTTGCTCTGCGCCACTCATGCTCTACTATACCCCCGTGGGTCTTCTACCACCGCTTCTACGGTGTCATCATTGATAATACGAAACTCTTTACCCATCACCTTAAATCTAGTGCCTGAGTAAGAACGGAAGATTACAAAGTCTCCCTCTTCACAGTAGGGTCCACTGGGGAACCGCTCTTTGTCTGTGTAAGCCTCGGGTCCGGTCTTTATAACAAACCCAATGATAGATGCTGTCTCTTCCATAGATTTAAGAGCATCAGGCATAATAACGCCGCCTTCTGTCTTTCCATCCAGTTCTGGGACTGCGATTAAAACTTTAAAGCCTTTAGGCTCGGGAAGTTTAGCCTGTAGTTCGCTATCTTCCAACTTGTTCGCCGCGTACATTTTACTCTCCTAGCAGTGATTAAAGGCTCACAGCGCCTTTGCGTGGATTATCCACGTAACTTTGCCATACAACTAAAAGTTCTACGGATCAATATACCGTTGTTCTACTTCTTTAATCTCTGCGACTGTGTTGCCCAGCGCCTCGTACTCACCTACAAACTTCCAGTATTCTCTGTCATTTGTAGCGCCACCACCTGCTAGATGATGACGTATTGCGCTACGTTGCTCCTCTATACGGTTCAACACCGTTAGGAATATGCTCTGCTCCACGTATTAGTCCCTATCGTTTATGTCTCTAGCTGCTTCCATCGCTAGTTTAATAGCTGTGGTATCTTCTTCTGTCTGCAACTCGGCTACTTTTAGCTGTATGTTAGCCGCTGCTTTGGCGTTGTCAGCTTCCATGCGACCTTCTTGGAGACCAACATTTGCCCGTTTAGTCTCCATATCAAGCTGCAGCTTTGCCTGATCCATCTTCATCATGTGCTGAAGCTCTTGTTCTTTGATAGCCATCTCACGCTGCTGTAGCTGTGTCAGAGGGTCTGCCTGTTGTTTGGCGTTCTCCTCTGCGGCTACCTCGGCTTGATCCTTCTTGAGTAGCTGTCCTGCCGCCTGTGCGACCACCTTAGACAGTTCGCGCTCTACGGACTCTGGTAGTGGCTCATCTTGGTCAGGTAGCTCTGTGCCTAGCTGTGCTTCGATCTCTTTGCGATACTGCAATGCTATGTGTTCTGTGACGTGAGACTGCATAGCCGCTGATATGGCCCCTGCAAACGGCGACTGACCTACAATCTGCTGTATCTTGGGGTCTTGTAGTGCCGCCATGTGAGTCATAATGTGTGCTTCGTGATCTTGATACGAGAACGCTTTTACAGGCTCTTGCTTCATTATCGACATATTCTCGGACACAGGATCAGCAGGCTTGATATCTTCAGGTAGCTTAATGATATCTGAAGCGTCTGGGATACCCAGAACCTCAAGCATTTGACGGTGCAGCTTACCCAGATCATATAGCTGTGGTGCCTGTTGTGATAGCTGTAGGGCCGCTTGGTACTGCATGATACGCTGCGCCATAGTAGCGGCGTTAGGGTCAGACACGGGTACTACGTCTACACGTCCATCAAAGTCTGCTGCGCGATCCGCAGGCTCATCCATCTCATATGCGTACTCAGAGGGCATATAATCATGCACGATACGGGCCAGAATACGTAGTTCTTCCTTCATAGCCGCGTGTAGGCGCGCTTGTACGCCTGACATAACCTTCATAGACCGTTCCATAAGCGCCAGTGTGGTGCCTACAGGAGCCTGTGCGTTCATATCACCTACCTGCATGTCCCCTACAGAGCCAATGCGCCGTCCTTCCTCAACCACGTTGTTTAGGAGGGTATACAGCACCTGTGACGGCTCTTTGTA